GGCTTCAAAGCCATTCAACGCATGTACGACCACTTCGCGGCCGCTGAGGCCACTGCCTGACCTGGGGGAGAACCACCTATGAGCGTTTCCAAAATTATCCCGTTGACCAATGTCGGCCTGCTGGCCGGCGCCATCGAGCGCGCTATGCAACGTCCCCTGGGGCTACCGGGCCTGGTGGTGATGTACGGCCCGAGCGGCCTGGGCAAATCCGTGGCCGCAGCCTGCTCGGCCAACCAGCACCGCGCCTACTACGTCGAGTGCCGCGACACCTGGACAAAGAAGGCCTTTCTCCTGGCGGTGCTGCGCGAGATGTCCGTCACCCCGGCGCGCACCCTGAGCGAGATGGTCGACCAGGTGGCCGAGCAGCTCAGTCGCAGCGGTCGCCCATTGATCGTCGATGACGTCCAGTACCTGCTGGAGAAGGCAGCCGCCAACGTGCTGACCGATATCTACAACGCCAGCCAGGGCACCATTGTCCTGATCGGCGAAGAGAACGTGGCCACCAGCCTGGCCAAGCTGGAGCGCCTGCATAACCGCGTGCTGGAGTGGGTGCCCGCCCAAGCCGCGACACTGGCTGACGTTAAGCGCCTGGCGACTAACAGCTACCCACACCTGCAGATCGCTGACGACCTGCTGGCCGACCTGGTCAAAAGCGTAAAGGGTTGCCTGCGCCGCGCAGCGGTAAACCTGTACCGGGTCAGCAGTGAATGCACGGCCAAGGGGCTGCGCGAGGTCGACCTGGTCACCTGGACGGCCGGATGGTTTACCGGCGAGCCGCCGCGTCGGGGGGCCAAGTAATGCGCTCCGGTAAGAAACCGATTCACCTGGCCATGACCGGGGGCAAGCTGCCACGCCAGCGCATGTGGGAAGCCATCCGCGAACTGGGCCGCGATGGCGCCGAGTTCACCACCTACAGCGTCGCCCGCTGTTCTGAGGAAGAAGACGAAGCCGCGCGCAGCTACCTGCTGAGCCTGGCCAAGGCCGGCATCGTGGAAAAGCTCAAGGTCATGGGCCGCGATGCCCTCTGGGAACTGGTGAGAGACGAAGGCGCCGAAGCGCCGCGCGTGAACAAGAAAGGTGAGCGCCTACCGCTCGAGGCCGTCGAATGCATCTGGCGAGCGCTGCGCATCCTGGGCGAGCTGACAGCCGCCGAAGCGGCCAGTCAGGCTGCGGCCGGTGGCGCGCCTATCAGCGAGAACGGCGCGCGGATCTACCTGCAGGGGCTGGCCCTGGCTGGGTACACCGTGCGAGCGGGCGGCACGCCTGGCATCCCTGCCAGCTACCGCCTGCTGCCAGGGCGATACAGCGGCCCCCTGCACCCGATCTACCAGCGCTCCAGCTATGAGCAGGTCTACGACCCGAATCTAGACGCGGTTGTGTGGGCCAAGGGCGCCAAGCTTGATGCATCCGAGCTGGCCGGGCTGCGCCTGGAGAAGGCAACGCTCGTTAAGCAACTGACCGAGTTGTGCGAAGCCATCGGCCCGATCAAGGCGCTAGCAGGCCGCGCTGTTGCCCAGTTCCACCCCGATGACCGCGAGCGGGCCGAGGGTGTCGAGGTGCTCGCACGCTTGAACAGGCTGCTGCTGGAGGTGCGCCCATGAACCAGACCGCCCGAGTAGACCTGTCCGCCTGGGGCGAGCAGCCGCCGCTGTGGGTCAGCCTGCTGGCCCGCGAGGTTGAGCAGAGTAACCGCACCAAGACCGGCGAGCGCGTTGGCGTCAGCCGCACCGCCGTGACGCTGCTGCTGCAGAACCGCTACCCGTCGCCCAGTACCGAGCGCATGGAGCGCCGGGTGATGGACGTCCTTGGCCGCATCGACTGCGTGGCCCTGGGCGAGGTGATCACCGCCGAGCAGTGCCAAACCTACCGCGAACGCCCGGCGCCTACCCACAACCCGCATGCGATGCAGCACTGGCGCGCCTGCCAGCACTGCCCGCAGAACCCTCGCTGTGCAGCAAAGGAGCAACGCCATGGCAGCCACTGAGCAACGCCCGCTGAAAGTCCTGAACGCCGCGCTGGCCACCAGCCTGCGCGACTTCAACGCCGCCGCCCGCCACCTGCAGGCCATGGGCGTGCGGTTGCTGCAAATCAAGCCGACCGAGAACCGCCTGGTGATCAGCCCGGAGGATGGCGAGCGCCTGCAAGGCAAGCGCCTGACCGAGGGCTACCAGCGCCACGCCTCGGCAGGCAGCGACCGCATCACAGTGCTGTTCGAGGGCGTAACCCTCGAATGGCGCCGCCCCATCAGCTACCGCGACCTACAAACGACCATCCACTGAGGAACCCAACATGACCGCACAACAAGCCATCCCCGCCGGCTACCGGCAAGACGCCCAGGGTCGCCTGATTCCTGAGAGCATGATCAAGCCCATCGACATCGAGCGTGACCGCCTGGTGCGCCACCTGATCGACCGGGCCAGCGAGCTGAACAGCCAACTGGCGGACTTTAAAGCCGCCGCATTTGGCGATGTGCGCGCTTTCATCGAAATGAGCTTCGAGGAGTACGGCGCAAAGTTCGGCGGCAAGAAAGGTAACGTCACGCTGCTCAGCTTCGATGGCCGCTACAAGCTGCAGATTGCGGTACAGGACTCCATCAGCTTCGACGAGCGCCTGCAGGCCGCCCGCGCCTTGATCGACGAGTGCTTGGCTGAGTGGACAGAGGGCGCCCGCCCCGAAGTCGTCACCCTGGTGAATGATGCATTTCGCACCGACACCAAGGGCGAGATCCGCACCGCCCGAGTGCTGGCGCTACGTCGGCTGGAGATCGTAGACGAACGCTGGCAACGCGCGATGAAAGCCATCGGGGAAGCCTGCCAGGTGACCAGTTCCAAGGAATACCTGCGCCTGTACGAGCGCGTGGGCGATACCGACGAGTACCGCCCGATCAGCCTCGACCTGGCAGCGATTGCGCTGCCCGCCGAGCAGCCCCTGCAACCGGCGCCGGGGGTGCATTGATATGAGCAAGATCATTGCCTATTGCTGGGCCGGTGGCCTGATCCAGTTCGGCCCGAGCGTGCCGGACGGGGCTATCGGTATCGCCAGGGGCGAGGAAGCGAAGGTGCGCGACGTGATTGAGGCGACCGCCCGTCACGCGAAGGACAACGAGCGGCTGCTGGTGCCCGGTGTACCCGAAGCGCCAAGCGAGCGCGAAGGCCTGGCAGCCCTGGCCCGCTACATCCAGTGGTTGGGCGAACGCAACGGCCCCGGCTTCCGGGCAATGGGGGCGTGACATGCAGCGCTATCACGACGCCAGCCGCGACCCGCTGCCGATTCGCTCGCCCTACCACGACCAGGAACGCCTGAACATTGCCAAGGCTACCGAAGAGTTCCTGGCCAAGGGCGGGCAGATCGAGCAGGTAGGCCACCAGATGCAGGCCACCAGCCCGACCTTCGTCATCAACCCAACCCGAACGCCGGTCTACGCGCATCTGTTCGTGCGCCCAGAGGACGAGCCGGTGCGCGCAAAGCCCGCCGTGAAGCCGAACACGGCCCCGGCCAAGCCGGAGATCGAGGCCGAAGCGCCCGCAGCCTCGCCAGAGCAGGCAGCAGCACCACGCACCGACATTGTCCAGGAGTTGCGAGAGCTTTCCATTGCCGCCCGCTTGATGGTTCAGGCGGCGCTGGGCGCATCACCGAGCATCGCCGCGCGGGCAATCGGCATCAGCGAAAAGCAAGCGCGTCAGGTGGCGCGCGACTTCCACATCACCTTCAAACGCCAACGCTAGGGGGTTCCATGGTCGAGCACAGCTTCACTGTAACGGTCGTCGAAGGCGACAGCGGTATCAACATCCAGGTGAGTGGGATACAGCCCTTTGAGGGCGTTGATAGCAAAGCCCTGGAACTAACCAAGGCTCTGCGCCTAGCCATGCTGCATGACACAAACCGTTTAGCCGATTGCATCGCAGCAGCTCAACATCAGCACATCCACCCCGAGACAAAGTCCGTCCACTGAGCGAAACCGCCCCGGCCTAGCCGGGGATGGTCTGCCCAGCGTGGTGGCTGGGTACTGACGAGCAGCCACTGGAGAGAACATGGATCGCAAGAAAGCCCTGGATAAGGTCAAGAAGTGCCTGGCCTTGGCCAATAGCAGCAACCCC